AATGTATGGACTGTTGGTTCAAAGAACTTTCCATGCTCAATCCATCATATAGCCTATCAACACTAATGTCAATAGGCTAAATCATGAATTAGGCATTAACCCACTTACGACATGCCCAACTCCATTTCCACCCTCTCATACTCATGAGGTCCATGAACTGCGATGTGTTACCGTGAATCAATTTATATCGAGGTTTCATCACCACTCTATCTCCCATATCTCAAATCCACGTTGATAATATTGCTCTGCACACGTCCCACACACAACGTATGCTGAGCGCCTGTCTCTAACCACATACTCTGGATCATGCCCGCATTGTGTATGCTTACATAACCTGCATTGGCATGTCCTGTTCTTGCCAAATGCCTGCAATTTACGACGATTAATCAACAACGTGCCATTGATAATCATACACCTGCCCATATCCATTCGTTGTTTATTTCGTGCAACATGGTAATCATACCACGCGTTGCCACCATGTCAACATGAAAATACGTTGCACCCGTAACTCGTTCATTTGCAACGGTTTACAGCCGATGGGGGAAAACAGGTGTGGATAGGCGGCGGTTATGTACCTCACAAATTGTCCCAACTTTACACATCCGCACCAAGTTGCACCGAGGCTACGCCTCGCAAATCATCAGTTGAAAAATTTCTGGAGATTTTGCAGATGCAGGGCGACCTCCATCTGGAAATGCTTAGATCATCCAAAATTTGTATGGACTAATTATCAAACATAGTATATACTAATGTACCAAGGATTACCTTGCATTGAGGTATGTAGTTATGTTATCATTGATAATGTGAGGTATTAACTACAATGGCAACAGAACTTTACGGAAATCTCATCAGAGAGAACGACCTGAGGAGGGTGTCTAGAGAGGATAAATCCACTTACGACATCAAATCCTTCTGGCAACGTCATCATGAGATATGTAATTTAGCTGCTCAAGGTTTTAAACAAACTGAGATAGCTTATATTCTAGGCATACATCCTCAAACTGTCTCCAACACTCTTAACTCAACCTTAGGAGAAGAGAAACTTTCAATCATAAGGAAAGAGCGAGATGAGGATGCCAAACTCATGGTTGAGCGTATTCGAGTTCTCCGTGATAAAGCGCTCAAAGTTTATCAGAAGTTGTTTGATGGAGTAGATGAAGAAGGTACTCCAGTAGATTCTACTATTTCTCAACAACTCCACGCTGCGGATGTAGTAACTCTAGAACTTGCTCAATTAAAAGCTCCTACTAAAATCCAGGCTACATCTACTCATACTGTTCTTACAGGGCAAGAGTTACTAGCAATCAAAGAACGTGCAATTAAAGAAGCTAAAAACTGTGGCTTAGTAATAGAAGTTGAGGCTGAAGAAGTAAATGAAACACTTCCAAATTAGTGAGTTTGATTCTCCTGACATTTTTGGTTCAGGCACTAACATGAACAATGACTTTCTTGCTTTGTTAGATGCAATTAGGGAAGATGCAAAAATCCCTTTTATTATCAATAGTGGTTTCCGCACTCCTTCTCAAAATATTAAAGATGGAGGAAAATCAAATAGTGCCCATCTCAAAGGCTTAGCAGCAGACATCTCTGCTAAAACTAGTTTAGAAAAATACAAGATTATCTACTCAGCGATAAATTATGGAGTCCTCCGAATCGGTATAGGCTCCAATTTCATCCATCTTGATAATGACCTATCACTTCCTCATCCTGTAATCTGGACTTATTAATATTATGAAGATAGCAATTCACTCGTTAATGAGAGATATTTATAAACCCTACCTAGATGAATGGCTTGCTCATCATAGGTCTATAGGCGTAGATCATTTCTTCATCTACGATCATGATAGTGTTGAACCTCTATCTCGAATTCTCAAAGGTAATCCTGATATTACAGTAAAACCTATTCACGGCATACCTTCAAAATCTAAAGACATTCACAAGGAATCATATTTAGACTTCCTAACAATGATTCAAAGTGGAAGTCTCCCTCACTTCGATAGAGTAGCATTTATTGATGAGGATGAATTTATCACTTGCATTAATGGAAACTTAAAAACAACTCTATTAAACTACTTAGACTCTCCAGCTATTGGAATAAGTTGGAGAATCTTTGGATCTTCAGGTGTTCTTACAAGAACTCCCGAACTCCAATCAAAGAAGTTTACTAAATACACTGGGAAATACTATCACTCCAACATTAATATGAAGAGTATAGTTAATCCCTATTTAGTAAAAGAAAATCTTTCACCTCACTCATTTTCATATTACTTAGGTAATTGTGTCAATGAGCATCATATAGTAATTCCTAGCCACTATACTTATCCTTCTTACGATTACATCTGGATTAATCACTACTGGACTCGTAGTAGAGAAGAATTCATAGTTAAAGCAAACAGAGGGATGGTTGAGACAGGTGAGACTCGTGATTACTCTATGTTTGATAATGTTGAAATGAACTGTACTGAATCTTTATAAAGTATTGCTTCATTCAGTAATTTGGACTTATTAACTAAAGGAGAAATAATGACTAATTGGAAAACAACTGCATTTGGTATTGCTTCAATTGTAGTTTATGCTATTGGATATTTCTATCCGCAGTATAGGGACTTCGCATCTGGATTACAGGCTTTGCTTGTAACTGGAGGCTTCCTTGTATCTAAGGATATGAACGTTACTGGTGGAACAGTATCACATCCTACTGTCCCTAATCCTCCAACAGAGTTTGAGAAAAAGTAAGGAGAAATAAAATGAACTGGTGGCAGAGGTTATGTATAACAACTGCTCAGGTATTCTTTGCAACTCTAGTAAATTCAAATGAGAAAGTAAAGATGCAAGTTAGACCCTATGCTATTGAAATCATAGCAAGTTTAAGAATGGCCTATCCTGATCTTGAAAGTGAAGTATTAATGACTATGGCTAAGCGAGTAGAAGTAGGAAGATCATGAAGAGATTAATGCTTATAATAGTATTTCTATTTACTCTTTCTATCCCTGCTATCTCAAAGGACCTAATCTGTTCTTGGGATGCAGTTGCTACTGGAACTTGGGATGAGGTACGGATATATGAGCGTTCTGGTACAAGTATGTATATCTATCAACAGGTTTCATTAGTCTCTGGTGATTTAACTTCGGCTAGAATAATTAATGTAGACTTGACTAAGCCTCATACTTATATTGCTAGAGGCTATCTAAATGGTAATTACTCCGTAGACTCTAATGCTATTAGTATTGGTGGAACTACAATAATTGTTCCTGCTCCTAAAGCATTTAAAGTAGTGGAAGCTCCTTAGTTAATATTCAGGGACTAAATGAAAACCTTACTCATAGCCCTTTATCCTTACAAAGCCCAAAGCCTAGATGCCTGGCTAGACCATTCCTCAGGGATGACCTATACTGCCGCCAAACTCCAGCGTTGCAATATAGACTTCCTTGACATGAAGTCTCTTTCCTCAGACTCTGAGCTAAAGTCTGTGATGAAGGGCTATGAGTTAATAGCTTTCGGTCTTAAAAGTTCCTACTACTCCATTGGCATGAAGATAGTTAAACTTGCCAAAGAGCAAAGATCTAAGGTAATCGTAGGTGGTTACCACGCTACTGCTGCTCCTAACGAGTTACTAGAAAATCCAGACATAGATTGGATCTTCCATCAAGAAAGTGAACTAACCTTCCCTCGTTTCCTCAAACATCCTGAAGTGTTTTCAAGGGAAATCTTTGGCGAGTCCATACAAAATTTGGACGAACTGCCCTTCATGGACCGCTCAATGTTTGCTTCTCCTCTAGAACCATGTAGTCCTTGGTGGTATGGTGGGAAGCTTGCAAAGATGACCTCCATCATCACAAGTCGTGGCTGCCCTTATCGCTGCACCTTCTGCCAACCAATAGAAGACAATCACTTTGGCAAAAAGCTTCGTCGTAGATCAGTAGATTCAGTCATATCAGAGCTTAAGCAAATCAAAGAGTTATACAACCCAGACTGTCTAATGATCCATGATGACACTTTCTTGTTACAACGTAGTTGGTTAGAAGAATTTATTGAAAAGTATCCTCAAATCAATCTACCTTTCTGGGCTGCAGGTAGAGCAGATGGAATAATCAAGTATGAAAGTATTGTAAGGCGTTTAGTAAAAGTCGGTTGGGATCTTGTCTCAGTTGGATTTGAAAGTGGGTCTCAAAAAATCCTCGACAAGATGAAGAAGGACACTACTGTTGAACAGAACTTAGAGGCAGCTAGAATCATTAAGTCCACAGGGGCTAAAATCTATGCTAATTACATGCTTGGCCTTCCATGGGAAACTAAATCAGACATCCAAGCCACTATGTCCATGGCAGACTCTATCAATGCAGAGATGCCTTCATGGGCCTATTTCACTCCCTATCCAGGATGTGACCTTGCTACCGAAATCAACTCTAACGGTTGGTCCCTCCTCACACGAAACAACTACGATCGTTGTCCTTCAGGTGAAAAAGTAAAGTGTGTAGACTATGATTATCTCACTCGATGTTTACGAGGCTTCCGCGAACAACGTCCCTCACTACTCACAGACATTATTATTCCAACCTATGAAAACGAACAATATACGATTAACTGCATCAATTCTATTGCAGCTTCTACAGCTCCAGGATCTTATCGAATCATCTGGATTGACAATGGAAGTCCAAACTCAGGAGTCGTTGAACAAGCTATATCACACATAGAACATTTATCATATAAGTTTCCTTCTAATAGAGGCTTCGTAGATGCAGTAAACAAAGGTATCTCACTCTCAGATGCTCCTACTATAATGTTACTAAACAACGATACTTTAGTCTTCAACGGTTGGTTAGACAAACTCTTAAGATCCCTCTACTCAGATGACTCTATTGGCATAGTAGGTCCTCTAACAGGATATAAACCTAAAAATCAAGAAGACTCTCCTCATTCCCTAAACCTCCACAACGGTCTCCTTCCTGAGGAAGCAACAACTTGGTCATTTGACAAGATCAATAAAGAGCTAGAATCAGGCTATCTTGGTCGTACCATAGACGCACCTTTCGTAGCATTCCTTGCAGCCTTAATGCGTCGTAGCCTGATAGATCAAATAGGTGCTCTTGATCCCAACTTCACTATGGGCATGTGGGATGATGTTGACTATAATATGCGAGTACGCAATGCAGGCTATCGTACAGTCTTTGCAATAGACAACTGCATCTATCATCAAGGTAGATCAACTTTCAATCTTGTAGAGAAAAAAGAAGGCCTTAATGTAGGAGCTCTCCTCCGCAAGAATAAATACTACCTCGATGCCAAACATTCAGGTGGCACTATCAATCCTAACCAACTAACTCGTAACCGCCACTTACGCAATCAGGCTACTAACATAGCTACTACCAACTCCTGGAGAGAACGAATAGATCGTACAAAAAATGTATGAACTGGAGAAATAAATGAAGAAGCTATTTCTATTAATCTTTCTACTGTTATCAACTCCACTCTTAGCACAATTCCAATCAGATATTATTCTAACATCTCCAGATGCTGCATGGACTGATGCTCGTGCATACTCTACTCTTAATGCAGCTATAGCTGCAGCAGGAGTAAATGAACGCACTATTCTAATTCCTTCTCCTCAAATAGTGACAACACTAACAGTTCCTTCTAACATAACTCTTGAATTTACCAGAAATGGTTCAATCTCCAATTCAGATCAACTAACCATTCAAACTACTAAAATAACCGCTCCCAATCGTCAGATCTTTACCGGTGTTGGAAATATAGACTTTGCTAATGGTACTGTAATAAAATCAGGATGGTTCTCTAATTTTGAATCAGCCTTAGCATTAACAGTTAACGATCATATAACTCTTGAAGTAACCAAACCTCAAACTCTCACTGCATCCTGTTCTATTGGTACTAATGTTGCAATGAAGTGGAGTGCTTCAGGAAATGTCATCACAGTTGACACTGGCCTAACCTTAGGCAATATGCATCAGCCTGAAGCAGGAGACTATCAAATCCTCGCAGGTGATGGTGTTGTAGACTTTGATGATGGGATAGTATTAGATACAGCCTGGTTTGATTCCCTTCGTACACTTAATACTTGGGCATCTACATCAACTCTAACATATAGAATTTCAGGTACTACCTTAGTAGACTTTGACACTACTATCCCATCTACAATTATCGTTGATATAGATTCTAAAAGTGGTTACTTTGATGTTTCAGCAGGAGTTACTCTTACTATCAATGGAGTTATTTCAACTCTATCCTCTCATAGAATATTTTCTACTACAGGTACAGTAGTATTTTCTAACTCCTCAATGATATATCCTCAGTGGTGGGGAGCAGTAGGGGATGGAGTGGCGGACGATACGGCGGCGATTCAGGCTGCACTTAACACGTTAACCGCAGGCGGAACATTGATATTCCCTAAAAGCTCAGGCTGTTATAAAAGCGGCAATATCTCTATCCAAAATATGTCAGGCTTAACCATATTGGGAACGGGAGGAAAAGTTTGTTGGACCGGAACTGCCGGAATAGGAACGAACATAGGATTTCAACTAATTGGAACGGTAGCAAATCTTGAGATTGACAATTTAGAAATGTATGGTGACGGAGTATCGGCAAACGGTCATAGCGGGATTTGGTCTTTATCGGGGCAGACGTTATCAGATATTACAATCAAGAATAATTTCATTCACGATGTGGTTATTGGCATATCTTTAAATGCTGATTTATCTGGGACAATAGACGGATTCACAATTGAAGGGAATCGAATCGTTGATATATTGGGAACCTCGGCAGGAACGGGTTACGGAATTCATCATGCCAATGCATCGGCAGTATGCGGCAATGGGATAATCGCCGATAACTATATACGTGGAGCGCAACGTCATTCCATTTATCAGGCGCGGGGCTGCGGAATATTAATTAAAGGAAATACCATATCTCTTCACCGCGACGGCACCGGAGCGCCCGGTTCGATCACTGCGGCAATTGAGGTGTCGCGCAGCCGCGGAGTGCAGGTCGAAGGCAACGTAATCTACAAACCCAAGGATGGGGCGATTGACATCTACCCGGATCTGGCGAGTAGCATGGAAAAGACATCCATTACAGTTATAGGCAATACGATTATTGATCCTATCGGAGCAACAATGGCTGTAAATATCGGAGCATTGACCCCGGTTACGGAAGGAGTTTTAGAGGGATTAATTTTTAGCGAAAACCAAATATACAGCAGCAGCATTTTTATACCCCTCGTGACTATTTCCTCGGGAAAGCATTTAAACTTTGTCAACAATTCCCTATATATGCTCGGCACAACATCAAGTGCTGCAGCTTTTGAAATCGTAGGAACAAGCGAGGGAGCCGGCACAGCTGACTATACCGATGATTTATCTTTTGTCGCCAATCGGATTTCCATAACAAACGGAGGCGGAGGAGCCGGGAACGCATTTCGCTTTGGAACGCTTGCCTCTGCATCGGCTATCGGTGTTCAGTTCATTAGCAACCAAATAAACACTGATAGCAATCCTTTTTCGTTTCTAGCCGCTCAGACCGATCCGAATATTTCCTATTTCAATCAATCCTCCAATACTGGACTTGATTTGTCGTTACTGAAATCGATCAATACTGGACCATTATTGGCGGCCAAAGATATTACTATCAATGGCACTGGATCGTTAGCGGATCAAAGATATATAAGGGTGCGCTATACAACATCGAGCGACTATGCAACAAGCCTAGGACCGGAGGGCGTGCAATTTGGATCCGATGGGGATAATTGGATTGTTGCGGGCAACACGGTCGCAGGCGGATATCTAAATTTTGTGGTAAACAATACCGCTTTGCTTGGAGATGATATTCAATATGCGTCGCATAATGGTATTTTGGCAGGAACAATAGACACAACTGGACATTGGCAATTAAATAGTTTGAGTGTTACCGGTACTACCGACTCGGCTGGCGGATCGGCAAACAAAGCTATGTGCTGGAAGGCAGACGGCAAAACATTAGGCTATTGTTCATCTGTCGTAGATGCTACAGGCGGATGCACCTGCAATTAATTATCAAAATAAAAGGAATATTTTAATGCTTAGTCCGGGTGATAACGGCAACTGATTTGACTGACTAGTATGGAAGATAAACAGTTACAAGAAATCCTATATCAATGTAGCATTAGCACTCGGATGACTGCTAAGACGTTCTTCCCTGAACGCTTCTATCTTCCATTTGCTCCTGCTATACATGATAAGATCTTCGATATGATAGACGATCCAGCTCATCAAATGATAGCTATTGCTGCACCTCGAGGATATGGCAAAACTTCCATTGATGCCTTAGCATTACCTGCAAGGTATATAATGTTTCAGTTAGCAAATTTTATAGTCTACATCAACAAATCTGAAACAGCTGCTGTAATGCAAACTGAAAATCTACGTAGAGAGTTAATCACAAATAGAGACATCAAAGGTATCTTTGGCCCTCTTCGAGTTCGTGCAACTTCATCAGATGAAATGGAGGAACAGTTTTCTAAAAAGTCCTGGGTTGCATATAATACTATGC